GTTTGTCCTCAATGTCTTACTGATGTAATCCTTTGTCGCGACCATCTCCATCGGATTGAGACCAGAGTGTTCAATCTTCTGATACAACGCGCGGACCTTCTGACTCACATCAGTGCTGCCAGTCGACTTGAAATTCACGGCGTCATTGAGAATTGTCTTCGTTGCTTGATTCGAATTGATAATACGAAGGGCTTCCTCATCCTTCGTAGAGCCCTCAAAAGTAGAAGGACTATACTTCTTCCAAAGTTCTTCGACAAGTTCCGGTTGCTTCTTGAAGCCAATACCAATGGCTGAGGAAACAGAAGAAGCCCCGATAATGACTTTCGGGACTCCAATAGGTTTCAGCTTTCTCTCATGTCCAATCAGGTGCGGGTATACACGACCACAAGCAATGGAATCTGCGAGTGAATTGTGAGCATTCTGGAAATCTTCACCGAAAATGTCCTTGTAAAGATCAGTCAACTTGATAGATTTCATGAAACGCTCTTTGTAAAGCTCCAACGTGCATCCAAAACTGATGTCATCGATCAGTTTCATATTCAGATCATGACGAATTATCTCCGAACGAAGAACATTCAAATCAAATTTGAGATTGTGAGCAATCAATGTCTTGGTTCTTGGTCCGATGAACTTGATGAATTTGAGGAAAACTTCAGTGAAAGGCTGACCTTCTCGTATAGCCTTCTCCTTAGTGATGCCGTGAACCTCAATCGACTTTTCACTGATTTCAAAGTTATCGGGGTAGACGATCGCATCGAACGTATCCATTAAACGACCACGACTTGAAAAACGAGCTGCCGATAACGAAACAGCCCTACAGGTATCATAGTTGCTCAGATGTTCCCGAGCATCGGAATTGCGACGACCCACGGGAAGACCCGAGGTCTCGAAGTCAAATGCGATGTATTGCATAGGATCTTATAAAATTAAAATGTATTAAAACTTTATACAACTTAAGTATTCAATGTGCTTTAATTTGAACTTCTTCCGAAAATATAAAGAACGTATTATTCCCGGTCTTTCCCCTGTTCAGAGTTTTGAGAGCCTCGAATCTGTCTTAATTCACCCCGAGAACCCATGAATTTACACTGCATCACACACTTACAGAACTCCTCGTGAGAGTAAAATGTGTTCCTAGAGGCGTAGCACACAAAGGGTAAATAAATATCCTTGTACATCATCCGGTACATACGATCTTTGTAAATACTCATATTTTATACAAACATAATGTTCTAAGGCCACTGAGGTGGATCGTCTTCTTTCTCTTTCACTGACCACTTACCACTAAGTAGAGCTGTGCGACGTTCCCAATCTGTGATTCGCATCGTTTGAGTGGGAGGTGTCACGAGAGCACCCTCATCGACGACACGACACTTACATCCAGAGACGTTACAGGCATGATTTAACTCAAAACGGGACGCAAACTGAACATAAGCGGGCATGTTCATTTCAGCATCTAGAAGAGTCTTGAACCTGAACGCATCTTCAAAGTTGGTGAAAGCCACTATGTAGTTTACTGGAATGGCTTCGTCATTCAACTGACGAACCGAGTAAATACCCTCCTCGGCATCAGGTTTATGGAAAGTTAAAACGTGGAACATTCCATTCGTCTTGACTTTATCAAGGGGTTTGCTGTTATTCTTGTCGATGGTATAGTAACTCTTACATACTTTGGATACGTTACGCTTTCTGTATGTAGGAGATACGCGTGGGATGGTAGATCGAAGTGCAAACATTTTTATTAATACATCAAATTTCACTATTACTTAGGTGTGATCCACACACAATCCTGAATTCTGTCGTTTTGACCTTCGGTGAAGTAACCACCCACACAATTACCCTTGTGTATTTTTTTTACTGGTTCGCAGGGGTAATCCATACACAATTTTGAAGTATTTTTCCGGTGGTAGCATTTCTATATGCTACACCCTCACAATTAAACTGACCTTCACGTTTAAAACAGTAACGCTTAGAAGCTTCGTCACGACATCCATCCTGGTCACAATTTAAGACTGTGTCGTAAATGTTTTCATCTAAATCTATCCATTGAGCATTTGCCTGACACAATGCATCAGGGTCACGTGAACGGTTAGGATCATGATAGGGGTCTCCAGGGCTATAGACACATATTTCATTTTTTAATACATAACCTTCTAAACATTCACCAGAAAAATGACAATTTCCACAAACGTCCATATAACCCAAATCCCCTTGAGATATATTATCGTGTTGCATTGGATCACAAGGGGTGTCAGTTAGCTTACACTTCTTTTCGAGACTTTCGTTGTCAACATTCGTAATCACCCCGTCGTCACTTTCAACCAGTATGCCTTCATGCACTTGAGTTTTGATGACTTTACCACTCTGATCACTCTGATCACTTTGTGCCTGGGAAGGCTTAAACATCATCGACATCGAATTAATCAATGAAGTAGACATGGCACTACTGGATATTAGACATACAAGTCCAGCCACGACAACAACTGATGTCATCTGTAATAGATGAGTATTTTTTTTACTGGTGCGTCTCTGTGATGATATACTCTGGATACATTTCTCGCATCATCCGCCGCTGTCTGTGAAAAACCTCCATTTTGTCATTTACAGTCATAGATTCAGTGACAAAATCGATCACCTTATCATCATGAGAAACACTCATTTGCATAGTGTATCCCCAATATTGAAGGGGAACGACAGCAACTGCGTTGAGATGGCGCTGGATGGTGCTGATGCGAGAAGTAACTCTAGCGGCGGACATATTCTTGCACTTTTCCTACACTCCAAACGAGACTCAAGATTGCACAAGTGTGCTTGAAAGCCTCCTTAGGAGAGTTCATTTGTTGTATTTTTACAAAGTTGGGAGTTCACTTAGGTCCTCAAACGTAATTGTCTATTATTAGTAGGAAACATTTTGGCTTTTATGTTCCTGGCTACATTATTCAAATTCTGGGGTTGATTTTTACGTTGCAAGATCTTGTTCAAAACGTTTCGGATTTTAGGTTTCTGTCTCGGATTGAAACGATTCTGATATCGATTGATCTTATTCAACAAGCCTTTGACTGCCTCATTGTTAACATTTTCTCCACTAAGGAAAAGATTGAAGTCTTGCATCTTTGGAACATTTACATTTACATTTACCTTTGGTTTGTTAGGTGTGCGACTGTTACTTTTTACATTCACAGGCGTGCCACGGCTGTTGTTTACATTCATAGGCGCACTGGATGTGTTGTTTCGTTTACGGATGGCTGCTCTCTGCGCTCGTGCATTTGCCTGTGCTCCCCTTTTTAAATTTAATCCTCTTCTTTGAGCCAAAGCATTTTCTCTTTCATTTTTTTGACGCTGTTCCCTCGTCGCTCTTGCCTTTTCCAATCGCTCACTTTTGGTCTTACTCGCTTTCAACAACGCCTTTTTTCTCTTTTCTTGTTGTTGTCTAGCCTTCTTTTTTCTTGAAGATTCAACACAACCCCCCTCACCGATAACTTCTCCCCATGAAAGAACACCCTTGTCAGCTGGGTCGAGTAGGCCAACGTTATGGAAAACCGAGTATCTTTTTAAACAAGTAGGGACGCTTCCAATGTGATAATCGATCACTACACACGCATTTTCCTTTTCAAGTAGGCTGCACAAATTACCCGGGTTTGGGTCGAATAACCCTGTTACATTTATCGGTTTATTTGATGTCATCCGAATCATGATGTCACGTGACACACTCTCAAATTCACTAATTAAAGACCTAGAAGGTTGACTACCCAATAAATTGGTGATGAAAAACAAAAAATGGGCGACTCTCAACTGAACCGGTATAGTAGATCGTTTATTTGTCTTAGATAATGTATTAGCAATTGATTTGTTATATTTACCAACCTTTCTGTATATATCTACTCCGAGAAGTTTCACCAAAAATTTATGCTGTTGCTGAGATGAGGGAGCATTAGTATTGTTTATACCATCACGGGTTCTAGTCCTAGATTCCTTGTATGGTAAACTATTGTTTTTTGGCCAAATATTTTTGAATACATTTGTAGCTCGTGAATCTGTAAAGTCGTGGAAAGAGTCTAAAATAGCTAGAAAGTGCTCAATAACCTGTGTATTTCCACCAGGATAGTTGAAAACCCAGTGAAACATCACCAACACTTTTTCAGTGACAGAAAGTTTATGGAAATCCGTTCCAACTGTTCTCCCTTTTACTTCATTCTTCGCTATGTTACGTGTGTCCAGAAACCATGCGAACAAAGGACCACTCGTGATCACAGGCCGGCCACCTGGTGTGATAAGTTCTTGTATGCGATTAGAATGAGCATTCATGGAAGTTCTAGTCTCAGGGATTGTGTATCCTTTTGCAGTTAACATAGACTTGATTATCTTTCGTATAGTGGGAACCACATTTGTGATCGGTAGATTATAATAGCTCTTCGTTCCAGTTTGATACACTGTTGGAATGCCACGGACAATAGAAGCCAGTGCTGCGACACGGTCAGCAGTGAGAAAGTAGGCCCTGCCATACACTTTGCTATTGCTATTGCTATCGCGGAATGCTCTCGAATAAGTTTCTTCAAGTGAAATTCCGTCGGTATGCACAGCTTCCATCACATGGTAATTATTAGGTCGAGCTAGATATAGAGAGCTATCTTTGGTTACTTTATTCACCATCAAGAACTGTATGTAATCAAGTAACCGCTTGAACTCAATAGGACTTCCACGCACGTTTACATTTGTTCTGAGAGATAAGTCACCGAGTATACGCGCTAGTTCAGCTACTGATGGAGCCTCGTCCACTTTACTTCCTTTTCCAATTTTGGCCATCACATATCCCGTATTTCCCTTGGGGTAGAGAATTCCTGTTTTCCCTTCACTACCCATTCGCACAATGTTTCTATTCCCTGCCGATTTTAGAGTAACGCCACCCGCCTCACCGGTTATCAAATTAGAAATGGTTTTTCGTTTATTCAACCCCCAATCACTCTTGACCAGTAAAGAAGGATGCATGACCCCTGTCGCTTGTGACAATGTATGAGTTGCCAATGGACTCTTATATGTTACATCATTGTCAAAATTAAATCCTTGTCCAGTTTTTTTCACAATGACAAAAAATGGCTTCTCTGAACAAGACATTATTATACTGTATTCAAATATTTATTTCGTCGTTTCAGCACATTTTGATTCAATGTTTTATATAGTAACACACTAGTGCCACTATTTATTTTTCCAATGTTTCTCAAATATCTAGATATAAGGGTAGCAAACTGCTGTTGAATTTTGAAATCAACGATACCACTCATAGATCCAACTTGCTCGTATAACTTCTTATAGACTTCACTATTTCTCGTCGAGTTAACTATCTGATCCATCGAGAACATGATGAGTATGACGTATCTGGAGAAGTGCTTAGCTTCCATCCCAGGTCCCATCTCATATGCGAATGTGAGATATGTGTTTAAGAGTTGTCTAATTTT